GGAGCAAAAACAATTAGAGGAGCAACAAAAAGCTGAGGAGGAGCAAAAACAATTAGAGGAGCAACAAAAAGCTGAGGAGGAGCAAAAACAATTAGAGGAGCAACAAAAAGCTGAGGAGCAACAAAAAGCTGAGGAGGAGCAAAAACAATTAGAGGAGCAACAAAAAGCTGAGGAGCAACAAAAAGCTGAGGAGGAGCAAAAACAATTAGAGGATCAACAAAAAGCTGAGGAGGAGCAATATTTAGAGGAGGAGCAACATTTAGAGGAGGAGCAAAAAGCTGAGGAGGATAAACCTATAGAAGTTGATGTCGAACCATAATCTAAGCCAGCTCCAGTAAAAAAAACTTTAAAATCTAATAAAAAAAAGAAGTAAAATAACAAATAAGTAATAAAATATTATCAAATTTCTTGATGTATTATATAATGCCTCAAAAAATTAGCATGAACTTAAATAGAGGAACTTCTTACAAGAAACCTTCTATGAGTTTATTAACTACAACTCAGCAACCCAGACTTAATCCTACATTGCGTCAAGGTAGTAACTTCAATATGGCAGGAATTTATGGTGCTCGCGGACCATCATGTGGATGAGGTGGGGCTAGGAGATAACTGTTTAAATTTTATATTAGATTAATGGAACTATAATGTTCGGAATGACAGTTTTAAAATGAATACATATAATTTTGAAACTCGACAAAATTAATCTAAATAAAATAAGTGAAATATATATAAATGGGACAATTTACAATTGGAAGTTTCGGAAAAAGTTATCAAACTAAGGGGTCTAGTTCATCATTAGGCCAGCCAATTTTTTTACCAAGTATTAGAATGACTTTTATTAAAAGCAATAATCACTATTATACACCTCATACGGCAAATGGTCGTGTAGGAGCATCATGTCAAGCAGGTAATCTTGGTGCTGTAAGACGAAGAACATAAAAAAATATTTAAATAGATATTAATTTATTTAAATATTATGACTAATCGAATAGAGCAAATGGAAAAAATCCAGAATGAGGGTTTAGAATTATTTAAGAGAAAAAACAAAGATTATGGAGACGCGTTTGCGGAATATGGAGTAATAGGAGTATTAGTAAGAATGGGAGATAAAATTAAGAGATTACAGAATATTGAAAAGAATCAAATTACTTTAGTGAATGATGAAAAAATGAAGGATACCTTAATAGACTTACATAATTATGCTGCTATGGCTATAATGTTATTAGATGAAGATGGTAAATAATAGAATATAAATATAAGAATACATATATCATATGAGCAGTGATTTTGATTATAAGTTAAAATTAATATTAGTAGGAGATACAAATGTTGGTAAATCATCATTTTTTAATATTTTGAAAAAAGAAGAACCAACATTTACATCATCTACAGTAGGTGTTGATTTCAGTAGCAAAATATATAATATAAAAAATAATAAAATTAAAATAACAATATGGGATACAGGTGGTCAAGAAAAATTTGAATGTATAGTAAGATCATATTTTAGAGAATTATCAGGAGTAATATTAATGTTTGACTTAACTAAAATGGATTCATTTAATAATTTAGAAAAGTGGTTAAAATTAATAGAATTAGAAAATCAGTGCGATCACAAACATTCTATTCTATTAATGGGAAATAAGAAAGATATTAATAATAGAGTAATATTTAACATAGATATAGATAAATTTATAGCATCAAGAGATATTATGTACAGAGAGGTGTCATGTAAAACTGATAGTGATTTAGAGGATATGTTCACAGTATTTATAGAAAAAATACTTTCCAAGGGTTACATTAATAACTGTAAAGGCACTCGAGTAACCGACGATATAAATTCATTACTTGATAAAAAAACAAACAAACAAAAAGTAAAAAGATGTTGTTATTTTTAGTTTTTTATAATATAAAAAAAACTTATCAAACTATATATGGACTATCTAAACTTAAATATAGATGAGTATACAGATAAAGAATTAGAGGAAATACTATCTCTTGAATATCCTTATGATCAACAGGATATAAAGAATAAACAATCTGATTTATATAAACATTTAATAGATGATAATTCAGTTGAGGTTGAAACAAAGGGTGGAATAAAGAATTTTTTAAATAAGGTATCTCATCGCTTAGAAAAAATTATATCAAAAGGAATTCAACTATCTGACAAATCTAGAGATAATTTTAATGAACTTAAAAATTCAGTAGATCAAGTGAATAATCATTTCTTGATTAATAAAGAAGCTGAAAGAAAAGAGGCATATAGTTTACCTCCTAGTGCTGGATTAAATATTGGCCAAGATGGTGGAGCACCTCCAGGCATTTTAAATCCCATTAAATATAGAACTATTAAGAGAGCAGTAAATATTGATTCTAAATTTAGACCGAATTATTATCAAACATCTTCTTCTGACCAACATTTAACATTACCTTATCGTTTTGAAAATGTTATTAATATGAGATTAGCATCCATTGAAATACCATTAACATTTTATTCTATTAGCGAAGCTCAAGGAAATAATTGTTTTAGAGTTGATTGGGATTTAAGTGGTACTACAGGAGGAAACCCTAATGTAGGTATAGAATGGCCCGTAAGACCTTTTAAAAATAGTGTTTTAGTTAAAATACCTGATGGAAATTATCAAACTTATATAAGTGCGCCTACCATTAATACAGGTGTAACAATAATTGAATCCGCAATAAATGCTGCTCTAAATGCTTCGCAAATCATTCCTCGAGTTCCTGGAAATCCTAACCCAGGGACACCAGTAGCTATTCAATCTGACCCAAATTTTAATTTAAAATATACTGTAGACTCAACAAGTGGTCGAAGTGTATTCGCTCTGGATCTATCTGGTGTTACGGATTTATCATCCAATATAGTAAATAATGCCTTAGCATATCAAATAACATTTGGTGTTAATGAATCAGGAGAAAATATAAATACAGAACCATTACCCTTTTTCTTAGGATGGCAATTAGGTTATAGAGTAATCAAGTATTACGCTGGACCAGGAAGTTATAGTGGTGGTAATATAATACTACCAGCGGCATTAGTATCAGAAGGAATATGTTATCCGAAAGGACCATCTTATATTTTTATAGCGATAGATGACTATAACAATAATGTCAATAATTATTATGTATCAGCATATACGGATTCGATTAACAATAGAAATATTTTAGCTAGAATTAATTTATCATCAATTGTTCAAAAAAATGGAGCATATCAAACAGGAGAAGATGATGGATTTTCTACTCAAGTGAATAGAAGCAGACAATACTTTGGTCCAGTGAATATTGAAAAGTTGAGAATAACATTATACGATGAATATGGTCGCCAAGTAATTTTAAATAATATGGATTGGTCATGTGCTCTGATGTTTGAATGTATTTATTCTTAATTTTCTAATGTTACATATTTTGTATCGTTAATATATTATTGTTACCACAAGTAGAATGACATTTTAATTTTATTGAATACTAATACTAATATTATAATTATTAAAAATCTATTTAAAAAGAATTATCTAATTAATATTATAATGACAACTGGTCTTAATATTCAATCTGATAGAACACAACGCGTTCAACAGCGAAATCAAAGGAAAACTGTTTCTCAACAAAAAACTGATAGACTTGCTCGTTTATCTAATAGAAATGAAATGAAGAGTGAAATTTCTAATGAGGTTTCGACTGAGATTTCAACTGTTATCCAGAAAAAGGTGCTATCTTCTAGTAATTCTAGATATGCTACTCGTAGCACTATGAATTAAGTTTTTATTTCTTAACTAGTATGATTTTTATCGTTTTGTGTTTTCCCTTTTATTTGTAAAATTTGTATATTTTTAAGATGATTCTCTTGACATTGTTCCTGAATTCTTATATGTTTAGAACTATGTTTACCATTTAGTTCCCTATTTCTTTTTTCCTTATCCTTTCCGGTCTTGCGTTTTTTAAAATGGTTGTCCATAATGAGTTGTAAGTTTATTAATTCTATTTTTTAATAAACTTAAATCAATTTTTTTTTAATTACTTAAAAAATTGAAGTTCAATTACTTAATTAGTGTAAATTAATTTAACATAACAAAATTGATTTTTAAAATGTTCTCCGTTTGTATTCCTCGCATCTTTAATAACATTCCTACCTCCAAGATAGTTAAGACTTTTGAAAGTCTTAACTTGGGAGAAGTAGAGAGTGTTGATATTGTAATGAAAACAGGTAAGAATAATGAGCCCATAAAAATGGCGTTTGTTCATTTTCATCAGTGGTATAATAATTCAGGAGCCAATAATTTAAGACAAAAAATAGAAGATCCGAACTGTGAAGCAAAGTTGGTATATGATGATCCTTGGTATTGGATTGTTCTCCCTAATACATCTGAACATAAAGACAATGTCGATATTAATACTAATATTAATATTAGTAAAAAGCTTGAAGAGTTAGAAAATGAAGTAAGTTGTATTTATGAGGAGTTGTTTCAAAGGGAATATATGCCGTCAGTAAAACCTTTATGGGATACGAATACTTATGGAAATCAAAACCCAATGAGTATTTCGGAACTAGATATTCCGTTACATCTTCCTCCTAGACATGCTAAGATATATCCAGAGAGTGATACATTCTATGATGTTGAGCTGGATCTGAATAGTGAATCTGATGATGATGATGATGATTTATCTGAAATCACTCATTATGATAATTCGCAAATGACTTACCAAGATAAGTTATGGATGACCCAAAATGTGTGTGACAATGCCTAATAAATTTAGTAAATATAAAAATATAACAATAATATAATGGGAGGAGGTATACTACCCGTAGCAATAAAAAACGATAAAATTTATTTTTTATTTGGAAAAGAAAATGAATTGGATGATACTCCAGGATGGGCAGATTTTGGAGGAGGAGCAGAAGATGGTGAATCTCATTTTGATACAGCTCTTCGTGAAGGATCAGAAGAAATAAATGGCTTTCTAGGTTCCGCTGAGCAATTAAGGAAACGAGTTAAAAAAAATAAAGTAACAAATATAAAATTCAAGGAATATTCTACTTATATATTTAAAATGGATCATGACGAGAATCTTCCTATTTATTATAAGAATAATTACGAGTTTTTTTCAAGATACTTGCCTCATGTCAAACATAAAAAGGATAATGGATTACTAGAAAAGGCCAAAATAAAATGGTTTTCTTATGATGAATTAAAAAAACACAAAAAGGATTTTCGCAGTTTTTATCAAAATATTGTTGATTTAATTATTAAAGAAGAAACTTTCATAACTAATAAGATGAGAAAATCGTGTAAAACAAAAAAATGTAGAGATTTTCTTAAAAGGAAATTAAAAATTACTCTTAAAAACAAGAAATAATCGAAGTTTATTTTTATGTTTATTTACCTTATTTAAAAAATAAATTAATATTAATGTCAGTGGTTAATATTAATGAAAATACTATTTTAGAAGATAATTTCTCTCAACACTTAGATTACAATTTTGAATTGAAAGAATTATATGGAGAGATTAATACTCCTTTTAATTTCATTAATAAAATGTTATCTATTATTCCAAAAGAATATTTTGAAAATAAAACATTAAAGTGGTTAGACCCAGGTTCAGGTCATGGAAATTACAGTTTATGTTTATTTTTTATTTTATTCAAATCTCTCATTAAATCAATTCCAAATGCTGAAGAAAGAAAGAAACATATAATAGAAAATATGATTTATATGATTGAACTGAATAAAGATAATATACCTTTCCTTAGAGAGAAATTCGGAGAAAAAGGAAACATCATAGAAGAAAATTATTTAGAATGGGAAACAGATTTAAAATTCGATTTTATTATTGGTAATCCGCCTTATAATTTCAATGGTGTTAAAAAAGTGCCTACCAAAAACAATGTAAATAAAAAAGAAGATGGTAAAACAATATGGTGCGAATTCGTTAAGAAGAACATTTCTCTCTTAAAAGAAAATGGGAAAATGAATATATTAATTCCTTCTATATGGATGAAACCAGACAAAGCTGGGATGTATGATTTATTTTCAAGATATGATATTCAAAAACTACATACATTAAGTTCTAGTCAAACAAATAAAACTTTTGGATTTCATGTTCAAACCCCTACTTGCTATTTTTTATTGACAAAGAGAGAAAATGAAGGAAAAATAGAACTATATGATTCATTACCCAATAAATATATAATGTTTAATTTACACAAGAATATACCTATACCGTTAGATTTTAGTTCAATCATTAATAAGTTTTTAAAATTAACAAATAAATATGGTAGCTTGAATGTGATCAAAACCAATTTACCAAAAAAAGACACTCAATTAATTAATCATTTCTCTCCTCTATTTAAATTTGAGAATGTCAAAACAACCAAATTAAATAAAGATAAACAGCCTTATTTGGAAATTAATTATAGTAATGAACCTCTTATGTTCCATGGAGAACCTAAATTAATTATGGCTCATAAAATGTATGGATTTCCCTACTTAGATTATGAGGGTAAATATGGTATAAGCACGAGAGATAATTATATAATTAAAAATAAATCTATAAAACATCTAGAATTAATTAAAGAATTTCTCTCTACTGAACTTATTCTATTCCTATTTGAAACAACCAGATATAGAATGAGATATTTGGAGAAGTATGTATTTGAGTTTATTCCTGATTTCTCAAAGATACCAGAAGATATACTAAAAAAAAAATGTATATATGAATTACTAGATATAAATAAGGAGGAGAAGGAGTTTATAGAGAGATATTATAAGATAAAATATAAATATTTTAATTAATATTCATAGAATATCTAGTATTCTATCTCTGTAATGAATGTCTTTTTAATTTTTCGTGGTATCCAAATCTTATTACCATATTGGTTGGCCTCATGTGGTATAGCCTTGCAAGAAAACTTTGATCCTCCACATTTGAGACAATGCTGTAGATTGTTGTTCTTATATGTGTATAATTTTCCTCTGCGATAGACTTCCACTAGTCCTTTCGTACAATACTTCATATTGCCAATATATCTGATGGTTCCACCAGTATAAAGGTTGTGCTTCGATTCCCGTTTCATATTATAATGACAATTTCTAGTATGTTGATACAATACTATATTTACTAAAAAATACTTCAATTTTTATTAACACCATTTTGAGAATGAGAAGGAGCTTATAGAAAATAAATTATAAATATTTTTAGTATATAAATATTTTTAATTAAATATAATATAATAATAAGAATAATGGAACAAATAACATTATTATTTATGGCAGCAGGACTATCTTCTAGATTCGGAGGAAGTCCGAAAATGTTAAGTAAGATAGGACCAAATAATGAATCTTTATTTGAAATGTCTATAAGACAACTCAAGGATAGGATTAAAGTATGTCATATTCATCTTGTGGTAAATTCAGTTAACCAAACAGATATTATAAATGAAGTAAAATCTGTCTGTAAAAAATATAATATTTGTGAAAAAATTACTCATAATATACAAATAATTCCTGTGTTCAGAGAAAAGCCATTTGGAACAGCAGACGCATTAGCATCAGCATATACATATATAAAAACACCTTTTCTATTGTTGAATAGTGATGATTTGTATGATTTTAAAACATTTGATTTAATATCAAATGAATGTACTATAACAAAAAGTTATTTGATAGGATTTAAATTAGGCTCTACATTATTAGGTAATAAAAAAGCAAATAGAGGATTTATAAACAATGATAAATCAGGAAATATTTTATCACTCCAAGAAAAATTAAATATTGAAAAAGCATATTATTCACAATTAGAGTTAGATAATACCTATGTAAGTGTAAATTTATTATTACTCCAACCAAAAATATTGAAAGATTTAACTTTAATGATATCAGATTTTAAAGAAGAGTGTGAGGACAGATATGATAGAACAAGTGAAGCATTATTACCTGATTTTTTAAATAAATTAATAAAAGATGATTTGTTAACTTTGGAAATATTAAAATCTCCAGGAGAGTGGAATGGTATTACTTATCAAGATGATGTTAATTCAATTAGAAAATCAATTAGACAATCATTAAAAAATTAGTATAATATATAGTAATGAGCTGGCGTAATAGAAATAATAAGAATAAGAATATGAATTTAATAGAAATGTTTAATAAACAATTATTACTAGATAAAACGCCATTATGGAAAGACCATTTGATACCTTTCTATCCAATCGATCAAAATTATTTTAAAATTAACAATAATAAATATGATATTGATTCATTAAAAAATGATTTATTAAAATTAGAAACAAATAGTTGGATAAATAAAGACGGAAAGACAGATGAATGGACATCTATAACCTTAAAGAGTTACGATGGATGCGATCAATCATTTATTAAAAATACTGAATTTGGTATAGGCAGCAATAATAAATACCAATATACACCCCATATAGAAAAATGTACTTATTTCAGGAAATTATTAGATGAAATACCAAGTGATGTTTATCTAGTTCGAATATTAAAATTAAAAAAAAATGGTAAGATAAAATTTCATACTGATGAAGATGTTTTTAAAGATAGAAAAATAATTCGAATACATTTACCTATTATTACAAATCCGAATGTAAAATTTCAAATAGGTTATCCTGTTCAAAAACCAGCTCCTGGATATAATATTTGGAATGCTCAAATATTACATGAAAAATACTTGGAACCAGGATATTTATGGTTTACTAATGTGAATACATTACATGGTGTGGAAAATAAAGGGACTACAGATAGATATCATATGGTAATTGATATTAGAAACCCATTTTTAAAATAACTATATAAAGATATAATTTAGTAATTAGTAATGAACTTTGTAAGTTTAATGTTAACTGTGTTTGCTATGGCATCTGTATCGTCTGGTCTTCCTCAGATTACACCAAAGAATAATTGTGTATCATTTATTGTCGGGCCTGGAACTGGATGTTCTTGGATGTGTTCTTATTGTGGTGATCAATTAGGAACAAATAATTATTATTTTACTGATGGTGTATGTAGTTATCAACCGGGTGGTTGTTCTGGAAATCCGATTGCAGGACATACATATACTTGTTGTTCCTCATCTGATAGTTACACGACATGTTAATAAAAAAAGGAACTAAAAAAAAGGCACTAAAAAGGCACTAATAAACACTAATATATGTTAATAATGAATAAATAAATTCATTATTAATTATAATGGTAAAATACTTGGAGGAATCATATAGAAAAGATTGTAGAAAGAAATTGGTTAATATTATATATAATTATCTTGTTCAAACCAAATATTCCAATGAAATTCTAGCATTTATGATAAAGGCATGGCATTTTACATTTGCTTATATGACAATTTTTGTTTATTTATTTGCTCCATTATGGATGGGATCTATATTAGCAGGTATATTATTATGTTTGTTGGGATTATATTTTTATTTAAAGGGATGTTTTGTTTCACATTTAGAATATAAATTATGTAAAAAAGACTTTATCAATATGGTTGATCCATATCTAATTGCTATGGATTATGATATAACAGATGATAACCGCTACACAGGAACTATTATTATTGTTATTATATATTTCTGTATCACACTTCCTATTTTATTTTATAGAATGAATAATTTAAAAAATTGAAATGTCATATATACATCATTATTATCATAATAATATGATTAAAACAATTGCTACTACTCGATTTAACGACGATACTTATCAACAAAATAAAGATTATAAAGGAAAAATGAAGCATAATGGATCCTTATACGGTTCTCCTGTTAGAATAAAAGATAACATTCCACTAGATACAGCTATATATGTAATTGAAATGAATAATTCCACAAATAAAATCGAAGGAATTGGAATGATTAAAAATGAAAATATATTAGACAAACACTATAGAATTTATAATAATATTCCTAGTCTAATAGTGACAATTGACTATAATTCTGATGATGATGATTGTGAGGAAGATGATGAAGAGGAAACAAATATGAAGAGATTAACCCGAATAGAAAGTGGAAATTGTAGAGATTATAATAGTTATGTCTACAAAGGTAGCAAACATATATCCAGATGTGAAATTAAAGATGAATATTTTATAAAAGTAATAGAGGTATTAGAAAATTGTTGTTTTAAAGGAGCAACCCATTGTAAAAGAAGTCAAGGAATAACTCAATTATCAGATTGGATTTTACAAAACAAATATAATGTAGACTTTATAAAAATATTTGATAAAATGTTTACAACAAAATATAGTAAAAAAAAGAATATTAAACTTTTAAATTAATTAAACCTAAGTATTAAATATATACAATATGAGTAATTCAGATGATATGAATTTGAATGTTCAGGATTATGATCAAGAAGATTTATTAACATTATTAAACATTCAAGATAAATCCCCTATTAATTATGATGACATTGTGAATGCTTCGCAGCCTTATATTGAAAAATATACTTCTGAAGATAAGTATGATTTAGCTAATTTTTTCCAACAAGTTCAAAATCAATTATTAGAGGATATTGATTATGATGAGCCGGAAAATATCCAAAAACAAGAATCATCACAATTAGGAAATTTATGGCAGAATCAAAATGTATCTCAACAACAAACAGCTCCTATACAAGCAAATAAAGTTACCGATAGAAAGCAACAAGTTCAAGTCTTCAATGAAAATGATAATTTTGTTATGAATCGTAATCAATTAGGTATCAGTAATAATTACCAATTACCTGTAGCTCAAGGCCAACTAAATCCTAATTTAAAAAACACAACTACGCGGGTGATAAATATAGATAGTCAATATAGAGAGAATATAATACCCTATACTTCTAATCCTGACGGACCATCGTCGGCTACTAATTTTACTTTGGACTTAAGTGACCCTATTCATAATGCTATTGAAATTAAAATGACATCTTATCAAATACCATTTAGTTGGTATCTTATAGATGGACCTTATAAAAGTAATAACTGTTTTTATGTTTGTAATACGAACACTCCATCCGATTGCTCTATGATTGATATTTCATCGGGGAATTATACTCAAGTAGAATTAATAAATGCTGTTAAAACTTCATTATCAGGTGTATCAGGTTTGGACATTTCTTATAATCCAGTTAATGGAAAATCTTTTATTACTAATAATTCACCAACCGACAGTTATACAATTACTTTTTTTGATCCAAATGGAACAAAAAATTGTGGTCAAAGCTGTAGATCTACACAAAAATTTAATACAAATTTAGGATGGATTTTAGGATTCAGAGGAAATACTCATATTAGTGAAAGTGATCCATTATATGGTCAAATGATTTATGATATTTCTGGCACTAATACTACAATATACTCGGAAGCACTAGTGGATGTATTTGGTTCTAAATATTTTTTATTAATGTTAGATGATTATCAACAGAATCATTTGAACAAAGGATTAGTAGGTATTACGCCTTCACAAAAAAATGTAGAAATACCATCTTACTGGAATGCGAATCTTCAACTAGCACTCGATAGTAGTGGAGGAATAGCTTGTGCTGCTCCTACATATCCAGTTGGATCATCCAGCACTCCAATACCAATATTTGTTCAAAATGCTCCCAGACAATTAACACAAGCACAGCTATATACTTTAAATTCCACTACTCAAGCTAGAGCACAAACACAGCGAAATAGATTAACAGCACCTACAACATCCAATGTTCTAGCATTAATTCCATTGAAAGGAGTCAATTCCTTAAATATAGGCAGTGTATTGATAGATGATTTTAATTTGGATGATGCGGAAAGAGTGTATTTTGGACCCGTAGATTTGGAACGATTTAGAGTGAGATTAGTAGATGACCAAGGATATACATTAAATTTAAATGGAAATAACTGGTCCTTTACTGTGGTAGCTACATCATTATACCAATATTAATCATTTATATTCATTTATAATTAATATTAATTTTAAATTTAATATTAATTTTGTGTATTTATTGCCCATTTCCTCTAGGCTGAGTTAAACACAGAGATATATCGTTTAGCCATGATTCATTACAATCAAAATGAAATTTCTTAGGATAATTAAAATCTCCAATATATCCTCCTGCTGCACGATAGTATAAACCTGCCTCTACTTTATTATACGGTAGACACTTAATGAATTGTTTGTAGGAGAGCTCATTTTTTAGATAACATGTACCTCTAGCTGACTGACTGAGAGATTGAGGATAAAAAATATTGTAAGAATAATCCACTATTAATCCAATATTACTATTGGAAGCATCTATAGGAAGCGATTGATTTTGGGATGACCCAGGAGGATATTTAAATGTATTCGTAGATGAATCATTTACAGGCCATTGTGGATTACTAACAATAGTTTGAGCTCCACTGTAATCCATTTGATATAACGAACCAACCCATATTGATTGATCTCTGCGGAAATCAAAATTGATAGGATCAACTAAATATTTACCCACAGTAACACTCAATAATGCTTCATAACTTTTTGCTCCAATTAAACATCCTTTTGAATCACCATTAGTTTGAGGCTTGCCGCCTGCTGGAGTAGAGACAGTTTGTCCGCTACCAATAAAAATATCACCCACATAGATACCATTACTACGAGTCCCTTTTTTCTTAGCAGCGGCACCTATTCCTCCAATACTAGTATTTTTTTGATAAACCCCTGGGATAGGTTGATTTGCCAAATTTACACTAGCTTTGTATAGAGTTCTAGCTTTTTTTCTTGTCATATAATCCGATGAACTTAATTTATCACTTGGAGTTTCAAAACAATTTCTATGTGCCATATATTATATGAAATTATATTTTTTTACTTGATTAAAGTTATTCTTCCAATTGTTTAATTCTCATTTCCATCCGTCTTTTAATTTTTATTTTTAACAATCTTAAATCCTTATTACGATACATCTCTTTTTCATCCTCTTCTAAAACATGTAATTTTTTCTCGATTTCAGTAGCACACTCTCTACAAATAATAAAATTTGTATTAAAATAATGAGGAAATTTTTCACAACATTTATCATTCATACAAACACCCTCACCACACTTATTACATGTTTGTTCTATCCAATCTGAATTACATTCATTACATATTTCTTCTCGTCTATCAAATAGACTCATCCACTCGTCTCGACTATTTATAGTTAAACTCATATTCCAATTTTAATTTTAATACTTATATTAATCCATATATTGGTAAATACAAATCAATTTTATTTTAAAATGAATTAATTTTTGAAAAATATTTTATCTAATTTAAATATATAATGGCTTATACTAAACGAAATAAGACTAGAAAATCTGTCCCTTGGAAGGGATGGGGAAAGCTAGCTCCTCATGGAGTTCAAAGAACTCGCATGTATAAAAAATGCGGAAAAAAATGTTTTTTAGGAACTAAGACCAGAGGTGATAAAAAACACCCAGATTTTCCTATTTGTGCCAAAGGAACATGTAAAATTAATAAAAAAGGATTATGGGCGGCTTATATTAGAGCTAAACAATGGGGTAACAAGAGAAGTACTTATAAAACTAGCAAACCTTCCTTTAAAAAAAGTTATTATACTAGAATCTCAAGAAAGGCCAAAAGAATGCTCAAGAAAAGAGGATCTCATGTTGGTCATTAAGTAAATTACATTTTTAATTATTTTGAATTTTATAGGTATTTATGTGATAGAATAACACAATATATATTATATTTTTCAGATATTCATTATAGTATCATATGTATAATGAATTTCGTCATTCCGTATAATAGGATATTCGTGTATTAGAAAGTGAAATAATATTTATTTATTTATGTTTGCCATTACCTTTTGTGGGGATTTGTTGACTTTTAGTTCCAGTGCGTCATGGTTTAATATATTTTTTAGCACCATATTCGGTTTGTTTTCTATAACCACTAATTTTATCATTGCGTCGATAAGAATCATATTTTGTAGTTTCGTTATTCTCGTTATTATCGTCAATAATGTCAGAAATCTCTAGTTTACGACCAGTCACCATATTGTTATGTTTGAATAGTTAATATATATGTATGATCAATTTTATATTTTAAAATATAAAATTGAATAAAAAAAGAAGATAAAAATAGAAACTATATAATTAGTAATGAGATTTGAAATATCTGACAACAAGAAACGAGACCAGTTTATCTATATCTTCAATTATTTGAAGAATTTTACAGATAAAATATGTTTGAATCTATCAAAAGATAAATTATACATTCAGGGTATGGATAATAGTCATGTTTGTATATATGAATTATTCTTAGTTAATACATGGTTTGATGTATGGGATGTTCAAGAAAGTAAAACATATGGTGTTTCATTGCCTTTATTTAATAAGATACTACATATTTGTTCTGAAAAACAAAAAATTATTATTACGAGTGAAACCGATGATAAGTTAGATATTGAGTTTATAAGTGACGAAAAAGGTGAATTTAACAAATATTTTGGTATGTCTTTATTTGACATTGATGTTGAAATGATGTCTATTCCCGACCAAGAATACGATGTTGATATGGAAATGGAATCAAAGAAATTCAAATCTTTAATTGATGAGTTGACTAATTTCAATGATACACTTAGGCTAGTGTGTAGTGAGGAAGAAGTTTTACTAGAGTCAGAATCAGAAGAAGGAAAAATGAAGGTTGTCATTAACATTGATGACATTGAATTATTAGCTGTTGTAGAGGATAAGACTATTGAGGTATCTTTTGGAATAAAATACATCTCACAAATGTGTCAATTTTATAAATTAGCCCCCAATTGTGCTATTCATATCAGTGAAGGAATTCCATTGTTATTTAAATATGACTTAGGCGACGATTGTCTGATGAGATTCTATCTGGCACCTAAGATTATTGATTAACTGAATAAAAGGAACTAAAAATAAGGCACTAAACTAAAAAGAAAAAAGGGGTTTTGACAAAAAATCTTTTTTTAATTAAAATTGAAATTAAATAACTCCATTCATCATACACAATTTAACAAAGATGACAGCAATAGCAGAAACAATAATAATTTTAACAATTTTCGTCCTAATAATGTGTAGGGAAATGTATAGATTATCACGTGATGATTAAAAAAGGAAAAAAAGGGAAAAAAAAGAATTAACTTTCATTTTTTTATAATCAAAATTAAAAAAAAATTGATTTGTTTTTTAGTTTATTTTGTATACTATCTTTCTAGTTATACCAACTAATTTAAAATTAAAATTATGATTTCTATCGTTTCCATCTTCATGTTCTTATTGTATATTTGTAATTCATATGCGGTTCGTAATGTTATCATTGTATTAGGTTCTCATGATGATAACATTCTTAATGAACGAGTTGATTCTACAATAAATTATATTATTAACAATTCAGATGATCAGTCTACTCTATATTTGAGTGGAGGGGTTAAAGAAGCTTTCGACAATGACTATTCAGAGTCTGACTCTGAAGCTTTCAAAATGAACACAATATTCTCATCTAATTATGATATAGAAATCGTTCAGGACCAACTCGCCAAAAATACCGCCGAGAATTTCGCCTATTTAAAACAATGGATTTATGCGAATTTCTCTCTTGATTCTCTTCCTAATGTGATTGTTTCTACATCTGATTTTCATAAAGACAGAGCTGAGCTTATATTTAATGGAATATTTCCAGAAATCCAACCTGTTTGGAATTTAAGTATTAGTAAATGTGTATCATGTTGGAATGATGAACATATTCACATTAAAAATGTAGAAAATGATATTCTTAAAACCCATTATATTAGGGATATGTAATCCTATTTATACCACGAGAACACTAGCTTAAAAACAAAAAACAAAAAACAAAAAACAAAAAACAAAAAACAAAAAACAAAAAACAAAAAACAAAAAACAAAAAACAAAAAACAAAAAACAAAAAACAAAAAACAAAAAACAAAAAACAAAAAACAAAAAACAAAAATATATTTATATATTTTTTAATTTAAAAATTGAATTAGATATATAGTTGTAAACTTTAATAATATGAAAACACTACCTTATTTACCTAGGGAAATTGTAGATATAATTTTGGAATATCATGGAGGAATAATTCATAGAGATAAATTTGCTCCGATGTTAAAGGGTATTGTTCTTCATTACAATACTCATAATAGTTCAATAAAGAGTTGTAAATGTTCTTGTAAGCATATCTCAAGAGCTTTTTGTAGAGATATAAACGATGAAATATTGGATGAAGAATTTATTCATCCATACGAATTAGAACCATGGGATGAAGACTGGCCTTGGGGAATATCTATAAATCCCCTCAGTATTATAATATCTTTAAAAGATATTTAAAAGTATATCTCTATACCAATTAATGACAGAGAATAAGATAATTCACCAATGTTCAAAATGTAGTAAAACATATAAAAGTAGGAAATCATTGAAAAAACATGAGGATAAATGTTGTGTAGAAGAAGAAAAGGTTACAGAAAATGAAGAAACAAGTTCAAAAGAAACAAGTTCAAAAGAAACAAGTTCAAAAGAAACAAGTTCAAAAGAAACAAGTTCAAAAGAAACTAGGTCAAAAGAAAATAATTACGATGTAAATATGACTTTTTTAGATGATAATCAAGTAAAAGTAGAAGTAAAGAAACAACTTGGAGATGATGAAGAAGAAGAAGAAGAAGAAGAAAAAGAAAAAGATGGGGATGAAGTATTAAAGGAAATTTTAAAACCAAAAATTTCCAATTCTTATCAAGAAGAGATAGATAAACTAAACGATATGATAAAAATGATTAAAACATTTCCTATATCAGATGATCCTGAGAAGAAAGATCAAGTAATTGACCAATTAAAAAATACATTGGCTATCTTAATGACACAAAGTCAAAATTTAATAAAGGAGATGCAACAAATGTCAAGAAGAAATAGTTATTTCAAAAATAATATTATTTTGGCAGGATTTATACTAGATAAATGTAGGAAGGATGTTCCTGAAACGGAGGAAGAATTTGAGAATATGTTTAATTAAAAAATAATAATATGATATAAATTATTTTATTATTTCAAGAGGAAATATGTTACAAACATTTGAGCAATTTCAGTATAACACCAAATTGCTGGTCGTTCGTGAATATTGTTAGTAAGTAGATAACCTAAGTAAGGACCGGTTAATAACATAGCTAATAACGGTTTAGCTTCTAGCAGGACAATAGCTGGAGCTGCCCACATAAAATAATGAAGACCTATGCTAGGTGTCAACCAGTTCTTTCCAGGAGCTCTTAAACGAACATTCCAAGCTATATGTTTTTCACCTGAAAAAGCGCAAGTAAGAGGACCACATAATGGTTCATTATTAGTATCACATAATTCATCTTCTTTTACGAAAAATAGTCTACTAGCGAGAAGTAATCCAGCATAAAAACATAATTTAAGAATCAAAAAATTGGGTTTCTTTGTAAACGCAAAGAGCCATATATTAAAAAAGAATGGTTGAAAACATATATGTAAATATCCTAATTGTGTTAAAAACTTATTCCATTTATTATTACACTGATCGATAACCTTGTATTGAAAATATTGAATAATTTCCATTAATGAAAAGTAGGAAATACCTATAGCAGCATATGAATTTTTTTGAGAGAAATAAACACCAGATGCTAAACCAGATAACCCTATAATTAAACTCATATTTTCAGAAAAGCACATAGTAAATATAATATAAGTGGCTATAATAAAAAATAAGAAAAAAGAAAAATTTTTAAATATTTTTTAATTAAGCATTAATTTAAGTTATTAGTTCATACAAACTTGTTATACAGGATTGATTTCAGAAGATTGGCTATAGGACTTTGCCCGTGATTCATATATTTGTAATTGTGATTCCCAGTCTTGTAGTAAATTATAATCTTCAAATTTTTGTAAATAGAAATTCATAACATAAATATTACCATTTGTATGTTTATAATAATTACAATAATAATATCCGCCTGTAAAATCACCGGCATAAATATAACTAGGTTGATCCATATTTTGAATCATGTGTAGATTATTAATAGATGTAGGCAGTTGATAATTTGATAAACTACTTACATATTTTTTAGGTTTGTTATTATCAATATAAGAATCTAATTTAGAAATTAGTTCAGGTGTAAGATCAGTATATAGTTCAGAGTTCATAGTTAGGTTTAATTATGAACGAAGTAAGTAAACCATTTCAATTTTTTTTTTAAATGGAAAAAAGGAACTAAAAAAAAGGAACTAATATAGGAGTAATTTCTTGTTGTATATATATAAAAAATACAACAAAAAATACATCAAAATACATCAAAATACATCAAAAAAGTTGTATGTGAAAAATGTCACTTTTGTTGCTGTAAAAAGGAGATTATAGTAGACATCTTAATAGCATAAAACATAATACAACAAATACAACACAAATACAACACATATACAACAACAAATACATCAATGCGATTGTGGTAAGGTTTATAGTCATATAGTATCACTTTTTAATCACCAAAAGGAACTAATATAGGAACTTTTTGTGTTGCTATTATATCAACCAAATGGCAACAAATTTAGTTCCAAAAAGTTCCGAAAAATATTTTTGTGAAATATGTGACTTTAATTGTAGTAGGAAAAGTCAATATGACAGACATTTAATGACACGCAAACATCAAATGGCAACAAATAGCAACAAATTTAGTTCCGAAAATATTTTTGTGAAATATATGACTTTAATTGTAGTAGGAAAAGTCAATATAACAGACATTTAATGACACACAAACATCAAATGGCAACAAATAGCAACCATTTAGTTCATATTAGTTCCGATATAATACGATTTACTACATAATGTAGATAAATAAAGTCCACTGAAAAAAGTGAACTGTCAATGATATATGTAGGTATTTTGATATGTACTTTTTTTCACAGACCTAAATTGGAAAATCCAAAATGGACATCGAAAAAGTATGTCCATTTTCAAATATTGGAAATAGGATTGGAAAAGTTAGTGAAAAAGTGCTTGAGAGCATAAAGGTAAGAAATGAAAAATGAAAAATAATTATTTGTTATTGTAAAATTTTATATATTTTTCGTAAACTATTTAGGAGAATTTCCGGTTGTATATATATATGAAAAATACAACCATTTATTCTCCAAAAATCCCCCAAAAATTTATATGTGAAAATTGTGACTATAGTTGCTATAAGAAAGGCGATTTTAACAAACATTTGCGCTCCATAAAACATAATACAACCATTTATTCTCCAAAAATCCCCCAAAAAATTATATGTGAAACTTGTGACTATAGTTGCTATAAGAAAGGTGATTTTAACAAACATTTGCGCTCCATAAAACATAATACAACAAATACAACACAAATACAACAACAAATTCATCAATGCGAATGCGGTAAGGTTTATAGTCATAGAGCATCACTTTTTAATCACCAAAAGAAATGCTTTATAAATGAAGATATTATTCAACACAATAGTAATAATTTAAATACTTGTTCTGATATAGATAAAGAATTATTGGTAAAAATGTTATTAAAAAACAGTGATGTTATGGAGAAAATGTTGGAAATTATGCCACAATTAGGAAACACTACCAATAACAATAACAATACCAATAGTCATAATACAAATACTTTTAACATAAATATGTTTTTAAATGAGCATTGTAAAAATGCTATGAATTTGACAGATTTTATTCAATCGCTTCCCATAACAAATAAGACATATGACGAAACAATACATAATGGATTAACAAATACAATAACGAATATGATGGTGAATGGGTTAAATGAACTAGATATATTGGAAAGACCAATACATTGTACTGATACAAAACGAAAAACACTATATGTTAAGGAAGCAGATATTTGGGAAAAGGACGATGAATTGAATAAAATACTACAAGGAATAAAAGGAATAGCTTTAAAACAACGAACTATGATAAATAAATGGCAAGAAGTGAATGAAGGATGGGAAACAGAGGAAAATATCCAAACAAAACTTACGAAATTGGTATTTAATTCAATGACATCTATAGAAGAAGACGATAAGGAGACATGTAAAATTATACGAGCTATAAGCAAAAATGTTTATTTGGATAATGACACGAAGAAAAGTTTTTTGAATTAAATAATACTTAATAATTTATTATTTAATTAATATATAATGTTAGGCGGAAGAGAGAAACTACCTGATAAAGATTTATTGAAAACAGAGTCAAGTTCCGGAACAGCAGAAGGAACAGCAGATGGAGCAGCAGATGGAGCAGCTTCACTGTTTGATAATGTCGAATCTGATATCGAGTCAGAGATCAATAAATTAGTTAAACAAAAAAAGACAAAAACTTTAGAAAAAGATACAAAAAATGAGACACAAAAACCCTTTTCTGTAACATCTGAGATGTTATTAAATGCTTATCCTAATAATTTATTTTATAGTAATGGTGATAAACATTATGAAACTCCTATATTGACTTCACCTTCAT